ATTATCCAATTAAGGTTATTAGATGACACTACAAAAGAAGGAATAGAGCAATTTTTATATGGTGTATTACAAAATCTTATATCCCATGAAACAGAAGGCAGAGTAAATTTAGTAAAACTAGAAGTAACCAAATATTAAAATAACATGTATGAAAAATAGTTACTGGACAACATCCACAACCCACGGAGATATAAACATTGCATATATAATCAAGTAGTACATTGTCTCTATTCAACATGATACTATTGGGAGAATACACTTTCCTATTCCTCTTTAGTATTTATAATTAAAACCAAATTTAAACTATGGGACAATTAACTTTTAGAAACACAAAAGGATCCTCGCTTACCCACGAAGAAATGGATGGCAACTTTGCCTACTTTACCGGGTCACATGCCGTAACCGGATCACTTATAGCAACAGGTGGATTTGTAGGTAACCTAACCGGAACAGCTACAACTGCATCATATACAGTATCTGCATCGTATGCTGCAACAACTGGTAATGTTCAATCAGCATCATACGCCGCTACATCATCACAAGCAACAACTGCACAAACCGCATCATATGTTACACTAACACAAACTGCTAGTTATGTTACCACAGCTCAAACCGCATCTTATGTTTTAAATGCAGTATCAGCTTCATACGCTACAACAGCATCATTCGTTAAGAATGCTCAAACAGCATCATATGTGGTAAATGCTCAAACCGCATCATTTGTAACTACCGCCCAAACAGCATCATATGTTTTAAACGCCGTATCTGCTTCACATGCATTAACAGCATCTTATGCTATTTCATCATCATACGAGATTAACTACGAGACATCATCATCATATGCAGAAACAGCATCTATAGCATTATCATCAAGTTATGCTGCAACATCATCATTCGTTAGAAATGCTCAAACCGCATCATATGTAGAAAATGCTCAAACAGCATCGTATGTAACATTGGCTCAAACGGCTTCATATGTAACTACTGCTCAAACGGCTTCATATGTTCTAAATGCTGTATCTGCTTCATATGTAGCAACAGCATCATATGTAGAAAGCGCTCAAACAGCATCGTATGTAACTACAGCACAAACCTCATCTTATTTTACTAGTGGAGTAAACACAACAAAAATAGGTAGCTATTCATATGCTCAAGGTAACTCAACTACATCTACTGGAAAATATTCGCATGCCGAAGGGGAGAGTACGTTGGCTGAGGGGGAAAAATCACACGCAGAAGGATACAGTACATTAGCTAGGGGAACGGGTTCACATGCCGAAGGGTATGGAACAACAGCATTAGGTGATTATTCACATGCTGAAGGGTATAACACAACAGTTGGTGGTAATTTTGGTGCTCATGTTGAAGGGTTCTATACTACAGCAAATGGTGAGTATTCACATGCTGAAGGTAGAGACACGTCCGCACAAGGTAGTGGCTCACACGCTGAAGGTAGAGACACAGTAGCATCAGGTGATAATTCACACGCAGAAGGAAACAGTACCACATCTGATGGGGAAAATTCCCACGCTGAAGGTGTACTTACATTAACAATTGGAACCGGCTCCCACACTGAAGGTTATGGAACTGTAGCTATCGGAAACTATTCCCATGCAGAAGGGTACCAATCTATAGCATATGGAAACTCATCCCATGCAGAAGGTACGGGAACAATAGCTAGTGGTTCATCCCAAACTGTAGTAGGACAATACAACACCCATGGCAACGATTTAGACCGTTTTGTAGTAGGTAACGGAACCAATGACACCACCCGATTAGATGCATTCAGAGTAACCCAAAACAATTCAATTATAGTAGCAACTCAATCAGCTGCACCAACATGGACAGGAACAGAGGGAGAAATGGTACCAGCAATAGTTAGTGGAACTCATTATCTATATGTTTATTTAGGTGGTAACTGGAGAAAAACTACATTATCATTATAATTAAATGAGTACACGAGTTATATTACTTGAACAAATATCTAATTTATTGGGGGAATCCATTGATATAGACAAAGTCAATGCTGTCCCCCTTAAATTAAACAATCGCACTACATTTACATATGGTGAATATGAGTATGGTATGCTTATACAAAATATTGGGGAAGGAAACAAACATATATTTCCCAATAGTTTTACCCTACCTCCACGTATGGAAGGATATTACAATTTTGGATTTGATTTAGAAGGTAAAACCACCGTGCAAGAACCCAAATCATACAAAGAGCTAGCCAAACCATTATCTATTGTAGCAAAATCATTATTTGTATGGATACAACAAAATAAACCATCCATGATCACCATATTTGCTGATAGTGATAATGCTGAGGAAAAAACTAAGAAAATAAACATATATGGTAGTATTTTATACAGAGAACGAAATACATTAAACAATATGGGATATACCTGGGATTTTTTCAACTCCCCAGTATTTGGAAAAAGTATATATATTAAAAAACAAATAAACATATGAAACAATTAATTTACTTTTACGGTACATTTTGCAACCCGTGCAAAAATTTCAAACCTGTAATGGAACGCCTATCCCAAGAATTACCCGTTCGATTTGTAGATGTAGATGCAGAACCACAACTAGTAGCAGAATATGGTATACGAAACGTACCTACCATAGTAGCAACACAAGACGGACGCGAAATTAGTAAACGATCCGGTGTATTAACCGAATCGCAAGTTCGAGAATTATTTATATAAAAACATTTGGCTCCGCAAGGAGCCATTTGTATCTTTAACCAAAAACAGTTATATGTCAAAAATACCTAGATTAACCCCAGAAGAAAAAGAAAAGAAAAGCGCTATTCTAGAGCTATACAGAGCAGTGCAGTCAGAAGGTTCTCGTTTTGGCCGCCCCACTATTGCTATCCGCACCACAGGATGCACGCACAGGTGTTTTTTTGGTGAAGGTGGATGGTGTGACTCATGGAGCACATCTATACACCCAGAGAAGGCAGTGTATAGTTTTAACGATGTAATTAAAATGTACGACGAAAATCCACACATCACTGAAATGATGTTAACCGGGGGAAGTCCCACAATGCATCCAAAACTAGTAAACGAGTTAACCCATTTCTGCCACGAGCGTGGTATCATCATGACCATAGAAACAGAGGGATCCCATTTTGTAGAAACAGATTACCCTATTGATCTAATTTCATTGTCACCTAAATTTTCAAACAGTGTACCTAAACTGGGTGTAGTAACACCACAAGGTAAAGAAACCGACCAGAAAATGATCGACCAGCATAACAAGTACAGACTCAAACACGAGGTAATTAAACAAACATTAGCATACCACAAAGACTACCACTATAAACCAGTATGGGATGGTACTGCGGAAAACTTAAGCGAAATAGAAGCATTTAGAGTAGCACTCGAGATACCAAAAGACAAAACATACATCATGCCAGCGGGTGATTCGCGTGAGGAACTAATCAAGATGTACCCATTGGTATTTGAGATGTGTGCCCAACAGGGTTATTGTATGACTGGGCGTGATCATATCATTGCCTATGATAAGCAACGTTACGTTTAACCATAAACTTATACACCATGAAAACAAAAAAACGCTACCACCAAAAATCCGTATACAAACGCGAAACTAAACATTCAATGGTACCTGTAATTGGGTACCGATCAATTCGCGACGGTATTAAAAAAATAGCACGCCACATAAACAAACCATCGTTACGTGATGAACATGATACAGTGATGATCTGTTTGCTAAACGGTTCATTTATGTTTTTCTCTGATTTGTGTAAACATATCAACATTGTAACACAAGTTGATTTCATGAAAGTAAAATCATACGATGGACAAGAACAAGGCGAAGTAGAAATCATATTAGACACCCAACTCGATTTAAAAGACAAACGTGTATTTGTAATAGATGATTTCTATGATTCAGGTAAAACCATGAACAAGGTACTAGACATACTATCCGAACGCGAACCCAAATCATTAGTGGGAGCAACATTACTTAAACGCATAAATTCAGGTTCAAGTAAACACCGTATTATTCATGGTTTACACGTGAGAGAAAATATATGGTTGTATGGATATGGTATGGACAAAGAAAACCATTTTAGCCGTAACCTGAAAGAAATTTATGCCATATAATTTGGCTGCCGTAGATTTATTTAGTATATTTAAACAAAAAACATATGAATATGAAAAACACAACTTACGAATGGTTAGGCGATGAAGGTTCTATGCCATACAAGGATAATCCTAATTCATTGGGTAACCGTCTAGATCGTACTTACGATACTGAATTTAAGGCAGATGAGGAATATATTTCAACATTGCATGATTTACAAAATGGGCCGTCATCAAATATTCAAGGTTCACACACTAAAATACATCAAGTTGGTATCCATAATTTCCGTTTACCATTAACTTACCGTAGAAAAGATGGAAGTACAATCGAGCTAGAAACAGGTGTTACAGGTACTGTATCATTAGAAGCAGAGAAAAAAGGTATCAACATGTCACGTATCATGCGTTCATTCTACGAATATAAAGACCAAACATTCTCCATTGATTTACTCGAGAATATATTATCCAGCTACAAAAGCAAGTTAGGTTCATATGATGCTCATATTATATTAAATTTTAGCTTCCCTATCATCCAAAACTCACTACGTAGTGGTTTATCTGGTTACCAATACTACAATGTATCATTAGAGGCACACCATAAATCAGATGGTACACTTAAAAAGTTTATCCATTTTGATTTTGTATATTCATCTGCTTGTCCATGTTCATTTGAGTTAGCTATGCAAGCAATGGAAGAGCGTAATAAAGCTGTAGTATCTCACTCTCAACGTAGTAAAACACGCATCACTATTGAGTTTGACAATATGGTATGGATCGAGGACTTGAGAGACATGTGTGTAGAAGCACTTCAAACTGAAACACAAGTTATGGTTAAACGTGAGGATGAGCAAGCATTTGCTGAGCTTAATGGTGCGAATTTAAAATTCGTAGAGGATGCAGCTCGTTTAATCCACGATCAGTTGGAAAAAAATTCATCTATACATGATTTCAAAATTATCTGCTCCCACTTAGAATCATTGCATTCACACGATGCAATTTCAGTTCTAGTAAAAGGTGTACCTGGTGGTTTAACTCCAGATGTGCCGGTAGAAGTGTATAGAAGTTTAGTGTGTTAATATGAGTATGGTAATATATTTAACCGTTAATTTAGTTACAGGGAAAAAATATATCGGAAAAGATAGAAACAATTCCCCCTCATATTTAGGAGGGGGTGTTAATCTTAAAAAAGATATAAAAATGTATGGTCGAACTAATTTTAAAAAGACTATATTAGAGACTGTATCTAGTTTAGATGGAGTTGTACATGAGTAGAGGGAGTAGTATATCTCAATCACGAGTAGGAAAACATTACCCCGAAGCTAGCATTGCTCAACAAGGTTTAAAAAAACCAAAAGTTAGTAAAGCATTAACAGGAAAGAAAAAAACAGAAACCCATTGTATTAATTTATCTAATGCTAAAAAAGGAATACCAAGTGGTAGAAAAGGAAAACCTGATTTAAAACAAAAAGGAGTACCTAAACCCGGAGTAAGTGAAAAAACAAAAGGTGTACCAAAACCTGGGGCTGGGCCTAAAAGTGGGAAACATTTAATAGATATTAATACAGGGATGGAATTTGATTCTGTAAAAGAATGTATGGAATTTTTTAATATAGGAAAAAGCAAAATATATTCCCTATTGAGAAACCCAAACAGCCATATAAAATATAAAAATGATTAAACTAAAGTAATATGACAGTAAAAACAGTAAAACCATACGTTCCATTCGTATCTGAAGTAGAACAATTCAATGCCGTAATGGGAAAAGATTGGCAAAACAGAACCACACCCACTATCAACAAAGCAGATGCTCAGTTTGTGGTTGATTTTATCCAAGAGGAACTAGATGAACTTAGAGAAGCCATTGAAAACAACGATATCGTAGAAATATTTGATGCCCTTTTGGACATCACATATGTAGGGTTGGGTAATGGTGCTGCTGTATTCGGTTTACGTGATAAGTTTTTAGAAGGTTATGCAGAAGTGCAAGCATCTAATTTATCCAAAATATGTAGAACCGAGGACGAAGCAATTGAAACAGTGAAAGTACGCTCAGAGCAACAGGGTGAGCCATGCCATTACGAACAAACAGATGGTGGTTATGTAGTATTTCGTAGCAGAGACATGAAGGTAATGAAATCGATCAACTACTTTGCTCCAAACTTACACAAATTCTTCACTCCTGAGGAAATATCAAACACACGTAACCAATAAAAACAAACATATATGAGAAACACAAGCGAAATTATTGCTGCGTTAAGACACACAATCGAGTGGTCTCAACCAAACATTAAACACGATGAAATGGTAGCATTAGTAAACGAGTTAGAGGCGAGTTTAACGCAAAATACTGCGACTAAAACGACGGCAACTACAACTACAGCAACTACTGCGACTACAACTGAAACTGCTAAAAATACAGCAGCTAAAACAACAACTACTGCTACTAAAACAGCAACAACTACTACAGCAAAAGCAACTGTATAATTTACAATTTAAACAATTAAGGTTATGTATCAATCCGTAATGTACATTCGAGACAAAAATGATCCAGATGCGTATCATTATTTTCTCCGCGATGACAAAAAAGGCATACACAAATTCCAGTATCGCCCTACTGTATATAAACTAGACGAATATGGAGAGCACTTTACCCTGTTTGGGGATAGGTGTTCTCCTATCTCTGGCAAGTACGATTGGAAAGACACATCCATACTAGAAAAAGACATAGACAAGGAACTGGCTTTGCTCCGTGATTTATACTCGGAAACAGACAACATGCCAGAATACCACAATATAGTGTATCTGGATATTGAGATTGAGATATTGGGTGCACTTACACCACAAAGCATTCAAGCCGCTGAAGCGGAGATAACCGCTATCGCCTTGATAGACGCTTCAACCAAGGAAAAAGTATGTTTTATCTTGGACAAGAAGCAAACCATACAAGAGGTACAAGAAGATGGTAAAACAATTGTGCCATGTATCGACGAAAACACACTACTACGCAAATTCCTAAGCAAATGGGAACAGATGGATCCAACCATATGTGTTGGTTTCAACTCCGATTTCTTCGATATGCCGTACCTATACTACCGTATCAAAAAACGTTTGGGTGATGAAGTATGCAGGTTATCTCCTATAGGTAAAATTGAAGTAAACCAATATAACCCAGACAGACCAATTCGTATTGGCCTAGTGAATTGTTTGGATTTCATGTTGTTATTCAAGAAATACATCATGAAGGAGGAACCATCGTACAAATTAGCAGACATTGGAACCAAGTATGCTAAACTAGGTAAAATCGAATACAACGGATCGTTAGACAAGTTATTCCAGGAAGACGTAAACAAATTCATCGAGTACAACATTCGCGACGTTGAGATATTGGAGGCACTAGAAAACAAACTCAAATTCATTGAGTTGACCATATTGATTTCCCATTTATGCCACACACCATACGAATCCATATACTACAATACAGTGCTAAACGAGGGTGCTATATTGACGTATTTAAAACGTAAAAATGTAGTTGCACCAAACAAACCAACCACTGTTAACCCCTCCATACGTGAATTGGAAGTGGGTGATCATATTGTACACCAACGTGGTACACCTACAATTGAGGGTTATATTCAAAGCATAAACCGAGACGAGGTTATAGTTCGTACTATTGCTGGTTCTGTTATCACTAGGTATTTGAGGACAGTGAAAAAGAAAGATGGTTATGCTGGTGGATTTTTATTAGATCCAGAACCTGGTTTATATGATTGGCTGAGTGATTTCGATTACAGTTCACTGTATCCTAGTATCATTCGTTCATTGAATTTAAGCATAGAAACACTAGTGGGTAGAATAAAACTACCTAATCAAAACTACAATAAATGGAGTAGTTTAGTTGAGCTAAAAGAGATGGACCCTGAAACTGTTGTTACTTTGGAAAAACTAAACAAGCAAACATATAAACTTATAGAAGGTACCACTACCATCAAAAACCTTATCCATATAATAGAAACCCATAACCTTATAATTTCAGCAAATGGAACTTTATTTGATTCAACCAAAAGAAGTATTGTAGCTGAAATATTAGCGGATTGGTTTAGT